ACGCATTGGGCGAAGGTCAGCCCATGACCAGCCGGAGCCCGGCCGGGACCGCATGACGAACTGCGATATGCGGTTGAGCTGCGCCGCGGTCGATGCCGGGTCGGCATCCCATGTATAGCGCCTGACACCACCAACGAGGCCTGTGTAGCGAAGGTTAAAGGGATTGGCCGGCAGATCGTCGCGGACCTGGACGATCACGCCGCTCTGGTCGACAGGGTCGCTTTCGACGCAATAGGCGTTGACGGCGACGGCAGTGATCGCGACTTCCGTCCCCGCCGCGATGTCATTGAACTGTGCCCGCGCCGAGGCAGCGGGCACAGTCACCTCGATCGGCGCGCCGCCGGCCGGGGTGGCCGTAACCACATAGTGGTGCACCGGCACGGATCCGGGACCCGGCCGCAGCCGCACCAGCAAGGGCGTCGGCGCCGAGCCGCTGTCGATCGCGACCGATGCCGAGCCCGATTGAACCGCGACAATGACAGGGGCGCCGGGCGCACGCGCAGCCCAGGGAGGGCTAGGCATCGGCGAGGCTCTCGATCTCCGGCGCATGCCGGACCAGGGTCAACCGCGCGCCGAGGTCGCGCTGCGCCTCGATGTTGGCGATGACGCATTCGAAGCTTTCACTGCCGGCAACGCCGAACAGGGCGAGATCGCCAATCGCCGGCTCACTGCCGGATCCGGAGACGAGGATCACTTCGTCGGTCTCGCCGGCAACCGTCTCGATCGTCCAGAGCGACGACGTGCCGTCGGCAAGGCGGAACCGCACGACATAATCCGTGCCGTCGACCATGGTCACCCGCTCATCGAGGCTGACGATTCGCCTCTCGCCGTCTGACATGAAGGCGCTGTCGATGCCGGTCACCCGCGCATCCATCATACCTTCGGCAAGCACGGGATATGACACGCGCACCAGCGAACCGCGCGGCGCGACGAGGTGCTCGAAGTCTTGCGCCGCATACCAGGTCTCATAGCGGTTCTGCTGGATGAGGAACCGCCGCTTTGCCTCGCGGTCGACAACCCAAGGCATCGTCTGGCCCGGAAACTCGATCTCCTCATAGAGCTGAGGATCGCCGACAAGTCCCGGCCGCAAGACGATGCGTTCGTCGGCCGTCCAGAACTTGGTGCGGTTCAGGAACTTGACGCGGTAGGCATCGGGCAGCTTCTGGTAGTTGACCTCCCCGGAGAAGCTATGGGCGTTGCGCGGCGTGATGTGGGCGCGCAGCACCGTCTGGATCCGGTCGATCACGACTGACCATTTTCCACCGCCAAGCACGGGCTGCGAGGGCGTGGCACGCCCCGCTGCCGACACCTGTTGCAGCACGTCGCGCACCGATGCGTCGAAGTCGTGCACCCGTTGATAGGTGAGGCTCTTGGACTCGCACCATGCGTGCCATTCGGCGAGCGCGTCGAGATTGACCTCTGCATCCGACCGGGCCAGCGCCGTCGCATGCCCCTGCAACACATGGCGGTAGACCGACGCCGGGTTGCTCGTCGGGCGCGACACCCAGGCCGAGCCATTCCAGTCCGGGATATGGCTCGAGGCGACGACACTAAAGGTGTCGATCGTGCCAGAAAGTTGCTTGCTCGCTTTGATCTGGACCGCAACCAGGCAGAGCGGGCGCGGATAATTGACCGGATGCTGGTAGCGCATGCCCCGCACGACGGTCCATTGCATGGTGTCGGTCGTGTTGCTGTCGTCGCTCTCGACGTTCCCGCGCTTGATCTGGACGTCGAATGTGCCTGGGCCGCCGTCGACCTCCCAGCGGAGCGTGCGCCAGAAGGATTCCTTCTTGGCCGCGTTGACAAAGATCACGTCCACATAGACCCAGGGCCCATCCGGGGCGAAGTCGACACCCTTGCGCCGATATTGCACCTCGCAGGAAGCCGCCATTTCCCGCAACTCGCCGTCGGCGTCCGTCCAGAACAGCCCGCCCGGGAAATAGATATCGACGGAAATCGCATCGACATTGCTGGCCGTGGTGCGGATCGAGAAGCCATCATCGAAGGCAAGCTCGACGCCGACCGCGTCCTCGAAGGTCACCTCCTCATAGAGAGTGATCGGGGTGTCGGTATCGAGCCCGTAGCGGATCTCCGTCGTGATGTCGTGATAGGCGTCGATCCCCGTCTCGCCGATGCGGAACTGCTCGAGGCTGTGCTGCCCCTCACCGATGACGAAGAGCGCGACAAGATACTGCTCATCGCCAATGACCCGCGTGAAGGGGAAAGCCCAATAAGGCGGATAGACGCGATGCTGGCCGTAGATCTGCGGCACTGGCCCCCATGGATTGGCCTGGTTGCGGGTGCCGGCGATCGTGTATTTGTCCTCCGGCTTCTTGTCGTCGCGCTGGAAGATGCTCGACAAGAGATAGTTGGCGCCGATCCCGATCGCAGCGCTGGCAAGGGCCGTTCCCAGTGCCCCGATCACCGGCAGCGCCCATGCCGCAAAGACGGCCGTCGCCGCCATGATCGCGATCGACAGCACGCTCCTGAGAGCGCCGCCGCCGGCAGGGCGCATCCGGAGCGTCACCGTCGTGCCTGCCTTCGGCCGTACCAGGTGCCAGTGATGGCGCTCGACCACGGCAACGCTTTGCGGCCCGTGCAACGAAACGACGAGGAAGTCGAGGTCAGTCGCCACGGCCCCCGCCATCTCCTCGGCGACGATCTCGGCCAGCGTCGCACCTTCCGGCCGCGACACGCTTCGCTCGATCGATGGATCGAACCTGAGCCGGCTGATGACGGCGACGTCAGACATGTTCGTCATCACCCACGGACGCGTGCCTGTAGAAACCTGAGACCCGGTTTCTCCATTGCGGCGTGTCGACCTCGACCAACTCGGCGCTCTTGCCGCGCTGCACATGCAGCATCAGCCGGCGCCCAACCATGACACCGACATGATCGTCGACGACGCCATTCCGGATCACCACGACGTCGCCATCCTGGGGATGCTCGACCTTTCGCCACGGCCAGACATCGCGATGTGCGGCGATGGCGGAGGCATCCACAGCGAGCCCCTGGGCAGGCCCGTAGTCGGCGAGCGTGATGCCGAACCGCTCGGCAAACGCGAGACGGACCAGCCCCCAGCAATGCGTGCTCTTCATTCCGTGGTCGCCGCGCGACCATGGAATGCCGATGAAGCCATCCGACCAGCTCATCGATGCAGCCCCGGCGCAACGATCGGGTTCATGCGTCCGCGTGGAAAGTTCACGAGCCCAAAGTCATCCTGCCCCATGACAATCGAGACCTGCCCTTCGTCATAAGGCGCCGCCTGCGTCTTGAGGTTTCCGATCGAGACCTGCACCGTGTCGAGATCGCCGTCATAGACGAGCTCCATCGTGACCGTCGCGGGCTCGGGCGAGGATCGGATGACGGGGAAGATCGAGCGATCGACCGTCGTGATCGATATCCGCAGTTCTGGCGGCGCCTGGTCGTTTTCGTCTGGAAGGATCGCGGAAAGTGGCACCCAGAGATAGGTCTGCCCACGCGACACGGTGCCATAGACGAGCGGCGAGTCAGATACCCGGCCGGTCCTGTCGGACGAGATCCGGAGCGGCGCAGGCAATGCGTCATGTTCAAAGGTGAGCAACGTGATCGGCACAACGCCAGTTTGCTCTGCATTCATCTGCCGCCGAAGATCGAGGCTGATTTCCGTCATGGCATGATGTCCAGGGAGAGGTTGACAGGCCATAGGTCGTCAGCAGTCGTCGTGTCCTGCGGCGGCTCTGCATCCGGCGAGAACATGACGAGCACCATGGCCGAGATCAGCAGCGGCGAGCCGTCGGCCGAGAGCAGCACGCCACCGTCGTCGCTCCGCATCGGGAAGCCATGCCGACCCGGTTCGGGAAACCAGAAGGGCAGCGTCCCGCCCTTCGTGTCGACGTCCCAGAATGTGCCGAACCGCTCAAGCTGCACGCGCGTCATCCAGATCTGCGGCGTGATGGTGCGCACCGTGGCGGAGGACTTACGGCGCACCTTCCCCGGGCCGAGATCGGTCGGCGAACGCAGACGGCCGTCGGCGCGCTGACGACGGAAGCCGTCGCGTTGGATGAAGTTCGGTAGGCTGCTCGGCCAGCTTGGATAGGCCATCGCTCAGCCGAGCTTCCGCGTGCGCGGGGCGACGCCCATGCCGGCGAGTTCGCGCGAGGTGGCGCCACCGCGGCGGCGAAGGCTGGTCGCGGTCATCTCGTCGACGGTCGCCACCAGTTCGCGCTGGCCGGTCTTTTCATTGACCCGCTCTTCTGCCGTCACCTTGGCGCCGGAGTGGTTGTTGTTGATGAAGACGTTCACCCCGCCGCCGCCCTTGCCACCACTGCTCTCGACGCCGAGACGGCCGTTGCCGAGGCGGCGCAACGGCATGATTGCTTCCGGCCCAGCTTCGCCCATGAGGCCGGTGCCATTTGCGAAGGGGAAGATGGTCGGGCCATGCACGACACCGCCGCGCGCGAATGGGACGATATTGCTGTGTTCGAACACGCCGCCATTGGCGTAGACGCCACCGGCCGCGGGCGCTCCGAGGGAGGCATAGTTGATGCCGCCCAATGAGATGCCACTGCCTCCACCAGCCATCTGGCCGATCTTCGCTGCAGCCCCAGAGACGCTGTTCGTGAGATCCCCGAGACCGCCGCCGAGTCCGGAAGCAGATTTCGCTGCTACGTCCGATGCTGCGGCAACAGCGCGGAAGGATTTGCCGACGCTTTCGGCTTCAGGGAAGTAATTGCGCTGAGCTGAATTGAGCCCGCCCTCCCACGAACCGCCACCCATCCCAACCTTGTTTCCTCCAAGATCGAAATGCATCGCGTCGGCGGCGCCGTATTTGCCTTTCGGTCCCGAGAAGTAGCCGCCCCAGCGAAACTGGTCCGTCAGCTCGGGATACTTGTCGAGCTGGACCTGGTGCGCGGTCTGGGCGAACTGCTCATAGGTGCGGAAACCGGCGCCGTTCTGATAGTTCGGAACAGCCTTGCCGATCTTGTCAAAGATCTGGACATCGGTGGCGAGGCCCTGTCCATGGAAGCGAGGATCACCTGCCCGAAAGCCGGAAACAGCGTCGACCTTGAGCGGGAACTTCGCCGCGGCCGTCTGCAGAATGTCCTTGAGCTTGTCGTCAACTTTCGCAAACGAGCCTCGCGCCAGGTTCAGCGCATTGCCGCTCGCAACAGAATCCGAGCCGATGCCTGAGGGCTTGAGCAGGTCGGCCACATTGTCGTTCGCACCCGCGAGCCCGCCCAGCCCACCATTGACGTTCACCACTGCGGCCGAGACCGACATGGTCGCGACCGACGAAGCGAGAGCGTCGCTCAACCCGGGTATTGTCGGCGTCTTGCCTTGAAGGCGGTCGAATACGTCCGAAATCGTCGGCAGGTTCTCGCCGAACAAACTGTTCTTAAGCGGGTTCGCGACAGAGAGCTGGAGGAACTCCTTGCCGATGTCACGAGCCACATCCAGGAAGTCGTTGAGCGACAGCGTGCCTTCGCCGATCTTGTCGACGATGCTGTCGATTGCGCCGCCGCCAGTGTCTTTGATCGCTTGCCATGCATCTGTCTGGCGCTCGAGCACCGTCGTGGTATCGGCGATCGCGCCGGCGCGCTGGCGCATATTGTCAGCGGCAGAGCCCATGAAGCCGCCGTCGCGAATTCGCTGCTCGGCCTCAAGGAGCGCGAGATTGCGGCGCCGGACCGCCTCTGACTGACCGAGAAGGCCCACTTCGGCCTGCAGCCACTCGAGGTCGTTTCGATCGGTCCTGGCGGCGTCGTAGATCGCCTGGCGCTGGCGCACCTGTTCGTTGAGCAACGCCGTCGCCGTCGCGACATCCCGGATCGTGTCCGCAGCGGCAGTGCCTTCGAGACCGAGTGCCCTGATGCGCTGCTCGGCATCGAGCGCGGCCATGGCGACGGCCTTGATGCCTTCCGGCTGGCCGACCAGGGCAAGCTGCAGATTCAGCTTCTCGGTGCTGTCGCGGGCCGATTTCGTTGCGTCATCCATCGCCTTGAGCGAGGCGTTGTAGCGAACCGTGGCGGCGATCGAATCGTCCATGTGCTGGGCGTAGTCGTCGCCGTAAATGCCCCGCATCGTCGTGGCGGTGGCCTGCTCGACAGGATTACGACCGACCTGCGCAGCCTCGAAGGCGAGGTCGGAAGTTGCCTGGGCGCGCTGCTTCTGCATCAGCAGTTCGCCATAGGCTTTCGTTTGGGCGTCAATGGCGGCCACTGCCGCAGGGCTCAATGCGATCTCGCGCTTCGCCGCGTCATAGATGAGCTGCTTCTTGGCGAGGTAGGCCTCCGCAACTCCGGTAGCCTTGCCCAGCATCTCGTTCTCGTCGGCCTGTGCGCGAAGGCGCTCCGAGAACGGCTTGATGAGTTCGCCTTCCTGGCGCTTCAGAGCGGCGTCACGGACCTGCTGCGCGGCCATCGCTGCACTGGCGCTCGGCGCGGTGTCTATGGCGTTCCGATAATTGCGATTGATCTGAGCGCCGACCGTGTCCTCCGGCATCGCCAGTCGCGACAATTCCGAGACCGATTTCGTGAAGACGGACAGCTTGGCCGATGCGCTGGATGCGATTTCGTCCAGGAACCGCTGCAGCGCCTCCTTTTGCCCCACGACACTGCGAAGGCCATCCGCCAGCTTGATCACTTCGCCAGCAGTGCTCAGCAGAGAGTCGTTGAACGGTTCGGCCTCGGCGCGAGCGGATACCGTCTTGATGAAGGCCTCGACATCCGGCTTGCCGGCTTTGGCCTCGTCGCGCAGCTTGATGATGGCGTCGGTGAACGGCGCAAACCGGCTGCTCACGCTGTAGAAAGACTGTGCCGAGCGGGCGGGCGTCACGACGCTGCCGAGTTGGCCGAACAGGTCGTTTGACTGGCTCCGCGCCTGGATGGCGAGTTCCGACATCGACGCGCGCGATCGCGTCTGAAGCTCGCCGAACCCGCGGCTCGTGTAATTGTCGAGGCCCGACGCAGCCTCTCCATACGCGGTCTTGAGATCGCGAACGAGCGCAGCGTGATCCGCGAGGACCTCGTCCAACGACTTCACTTTGGTGCGGCCGACCGATTCGTAAACCACCCAAGCGGCGCCCAAGGCGGCAACAGCAACGCCAGCCGCCTTGGCCGGGCCCGGGAGGGCCAGTAGGCCGGCGGTGATGCGGGACAGCGTGCCCTTCACGCCGCCCTCGCCCATCTGCATGACTTGGATGAGCTGCCCGCCTTGCGTGGCGAGGATCTGGAACGCCGACGCTCCACTGAGGGCCATCGTTGCCACATCGTTCAGCTGGAAGCTGAGCTGCTGCAGCTGGCCGGTGTTCTGCCTCATAAGCGGCGGCAGCTTCGTGAGCGGCGGCACCAGCGCCGGGATCTTGGTCAGGGGCGGTATAAGCGCGTTCGCGCCCGCGCCTGCCGCGCCGAGGCCCACGCCTGCCTTACCCGCCTCGACGCCGGCCTTGCCCAGCCCGGCCGCCGCCGCATTGGCAGCAGACCCAGCACCTTCGACCGCCCGCTCGGCATTGCCGGCGGACGCCGCGAGGCCGTCGATATCCGACTTGGCGCCAGCAGCTTCCTTGCCAACCTTGTCGATCGCAACAGCCGTGGTGGCAGCTTCCGAGCCAAGCGTTTCGACCGCCTTCTCGGCCTTGCCGGCGGCAACGACGAGCGCATCGAGGTCGGTCTTCGCCTTGCCGGCGGACTCCGAATCGATGACCAGGCCGAGCCTTGCGAGATCAGTCACGGGCAAACCTCATGCGAACATGGCATCGAACAGATCCTCGGTCATCGGTCGGGTCGGAAGCGGCGACGAGGGCTCGGGAGCCGTCGTTTGATCGCCGTCCGCCCACTCAATGAAGGCGTTGTCGATCTGGACGATGAGCCCGACCTCGAACGGCGTCGCGCAGGCGCCAGAGAGGACGGACCAATGGGCGATTTCGGGAAAGCTCAGAGGGCAGACACCAAAGCCCCGGGTGCGGCGTCGGTGGAGTTCGAGCCACCACACCCAGACATGGGCGAGAAAGGCCGGCGGCGAGGTCTCTGGTGCGCCCTTGGCGCCGAAACGAGACCGCGCGAAGGCGATCAGTTCAGCGCGGGCTTTGGCAAAAAATTCTCACGGGCCGAGACGAAGGCGTCGACCTGCTCGCGCAGCCAGCGAAGGCGACCGTAGAGCGTCAGCGCGGCATCATGGCTGAACTCAAGGTCCTCGCCATCAAGTCCGATACCGGACCATTGCACGGTGCACGACGCCAGAAGGTCGAGCGTGTCGCGCTCGGACGCCTCGAAGTCGGTATCATCCCCCGCCTGAGCATCACGGATCCTCCGGCTGAGAACCTCGCGCTGTGCCGCGACGAACCTCTCACTGTCACGCCCAATGAGGCGGATCGTGACCGGGGCCCCGGTGTTCTCATCGACCACGGGCTTGCCGGTCGCCGGGTGCTTCACAGGCATATCAACGCCGGCATTCGAGGCTGGCGAGGTGTCGAGGCGGGAGAGGTCGAACATTGGTTCTCCTGATGACGAATGCCAGCGGCCCGTGGCATGCTGATGCAGCGGGCCGGGAGGCAATGATGAAACGATGGTTGGTAGCGGCGGCGGTCGCGGCGTTGACGGTAACGTCAACGGCCGGAGCACAGCCGGTAATGGATGGAAGTGGGGCTGGTATCGACCCAGCCTTAATTCAGGGCGCTTTCCGGTCCCTCACACAGCATGACAAGGATCCCTACAGCGCTCAGATCGACCGACTATTTGTCTCCACCACAACGTCTGGCGGGCTTTCACTATGCGGCTTTGTCAACCGCAAGAATGTATTCGGAGAGTACGAAGGATTTCGGCCTTTCGGATACTCTCAGGAATGGGATCAGAGCTTCATCTATGACGATTCCGAGCCGATTGCTTCGGCCAAAGCTTTGTTTCGTCGCGCAATGGCGAGGAGCGGCTGTCAGTCGATTCTACCTTCAGGATAGACTTGGTCACATCAGCCGCTCCCTACCCCGGGGTTCAAAGTGGCGATCGCAATAGGATCACGTCGCCGCCTTCTTGACGATGTTGCTGTTGATGCCGATCGACGAGTTCAGCTTGACGTAGGAGTTGGCGCCACCCGGCTCCTCGGCCGCCGCCATGACCTGGCCGACGAAGTAGCGCAGCCCGTCGACCGCACCGGATGCTCCGGACTTGTTGGCGAACTGAACCTTGAAGGCATAGTCGAGCTTCGTGGCATTGGCCGCCACCAGAGCCGCCTGCCCTGCGTCGGACTGATCGGCCAACATGACGAGCGAGAGGGTGCCGGCGTCACGGGTGCCCTTGGCGCGCACGCGGCGATTGCGTCCGATCAGGTCGGCGGTGATCTCCGCCGCAGTGTCGCCGAACGCGCCGATCGTCTCGGTCTGGCCGATCTCAACCCAGGTCTTAGGTGGCGAACTCTCGAAGTCGGCGAGCACGAAATCCGAATTCGACTGCGCCATTGCCGGGCCGATGAAGATCTTCATGCCGGCGGTCTGAAAAATGCCCATCTGGGTCTCCTATCCGTTGAGCCACTCGGTTGTCGGCGCGCCGAGAAGCTCTCGGGTCAGTCCGCCCATTGACGTCACCTTTCCGCCGAGACGCGGAAGGACCTCATGCCATGCCACCGCATAGCGCTCGTGATCCGCCCAGGGAGCGGAATCGCTGTCGTGGAAGTGTGGCTCCGCGTTCATCGGGACGCCGCAGAGCACGATCTTGTCGAACCCCATCTCGAGCGCGACCTTGACCCCGAAGAGCCCCGATGAGCCCGAGAAGGTCATCTCGGGCCACATGTGCCAGACGACCATGCTCGGCTCGACGCGCCAGAGACCGTCCTGTCCGGCCCCGTCCTCGTGGAACACGATCTGATCCGGCTGCGGCCGCTCGGCCTTGGTCCGGGCCGCGAGCCATCCCGGCATCTTGTCCTTGTGCAGCGTCACCCACGCCGCCAGCGGGCCGTCCCAGGCGACGCCAATGTCGTTGGAAGCAATGACGCCGTCCGGCGCGCCGATGGCGCGGAACGCCTCGACATCGCTCCACACCGATGCGGCCCCGCCGATAACAAGCGCTACGCGAGGGCGTACCACCGCACCGTCACTGGGATCTGCATCATCGGCCCCTCGATCAGGGAGGGCCCGTCCGTCGGTCTTTCGTCCACGCATATCGTCAAGGCTCCATTCCGGAGGCGGGTGTTGTCGAAGTGGCCGGCTATCGCGCCGGCAATGTCGCGCGCGGCCTGCTCGCCGGCGGCGAGCGGCCAATACACGTCGACCTGAAAGAGGCCGGCGTAGCGGACCGACCGGGTGATGGTGGGCCGGCCATTCGGCGAGCGGAGCGAGGTCGCCCGCAGATACGGCTTGGGCTTCCCTGCCCCGTCCGCGGGCGGCGTGAACGCCACATTCGTCCACGCGATCGGCAGCGGCGGCGAGAAGACAAGCGCGTTGAGGTGCCGATACAGCGCCTCCACGATCTTCGCCTCGGTCGATATTGCGGCCACGGTGCGTTTCCCTATGATTGGGCCGATGGCCGATGATCAGCCGCTTTCCGATGAAGACGTTCACGAACGGCTGGTCCGCGCGGCGCAGTTGCTCGGCACTGCGCCAGGCGAAACCACACGAGGCGATACCGCGCTCACCGCATCGCGGAAGGCGCTACGGTTGATGCAGCTCGGTCTCTTGATGGCGATGGAGAAAGCGGACCCTACGGGCCGGTGACGCTGCTCTTGAGGCGTTCCGCTACGCGCGCGACGATCGATGGCCACTGGGCAGCGGCGAGGGCCACGAAGCGCCTCGGCTGACGCTTTCCGCCGCCGTATTCAATGATCGGAGCATACTTCGCTGAATAGCTGGCGACGATCGTATCGCCGATCTCGGCGCCTGCGATCGCCATCGATGCCGCGTAGGTGAATTTGGCGCCCGCCCCCGGATTGGGCATTGCCGCGGCGACTGGCTCCGTATTGACCCCGACCTGCAGCGAGGACCGCAAGAAGCCGGTGTCGACCGGCATATTGCCACCCGCACCGACCGGGCGCTGCATCTCTTCAATGACCTCTGAGGCGCTCTCGCGAAACACCGCGTCCATGCGCTCTTCAGTTTCTCGCACCCAGGCATCAACCTGTGCCGTGAAACTGGCTTGGCCGGCCATCAGGCGTTGGCCGCCTTCTTCTCGGCGATGATGCGGCGCGCCTCACGCAGTTCCCGGGCGACCTCGGGGCTCTGATCCTCGAGATCCTCGACATCGCGCACGAACGCCTCCCACTCCTCGACAGAGGCGAAGGGTGACGGAGGGTCGATGAAGCCGTGAATCGTCATTCAAGTGAACCCGCTAACCGATCGACGAGGTCGTCGAAATATGCCCGCCGAGCCTCATATGCTTCAGCACTCTTGCCCAGCAGCCGAGCAGCATAGTCCAGATAGCCCCGCCGCGCCATGATGGTTGAAATAACGTGCTGCACAACCTGCCCTGCCGTTGCGAGATCCAGCAGCCCGGCGCGGCCTTGCACGGCCATTTCCGCGAAGACCTTCTGCTGGACGGCGTCATAGACCTCGATGCCGAACTTCGTCTTCACCTTGGCCCGGTATTCACTCCCGTCATGGCCATGCGCGAAGACCTCGTCCATCCCGGGGAACCGCAGCATCATCGCGATGTCGCCGCGGCTAAGGGACGTGCTCGACGGGTGGTTATGGTGGAGCACGATCCGCTTGGCCGGGCTGTTCAGCAGCTTGGTGAGCGCCGGCGTGAACCCGACGAAATTGCTCTGGTCGCTGTCGATCGTCTCGACCGGCTCTCCGCTGTCCAGATCATAGCCGGCGAGGTGCTCCTTCCCGTCTGCCCTCCCCTTCGAGACCACATAGTCCTTGGCTGCCGCATCAAGGGTGCCGCGTTGGAACGGCTTTGGAGCCGAGGGCGTCACGCCGGCCAGATAGTCGACCTTGACGTCCATCCAGCAGCGGCAGTTGACGACCTCGGCGGGACCGCCAGCCGGGTCGCCCGGATATTGTAGCTTCGCACCGCTTGGCGACACGAATTCGGCCCGAAAGCCCACCTTCTTGCCGTTCAGGATCCGGTGCGTGTCCCGCACTCGGCTGTCGGAAGCTGAGTGCCACACCTTCCGGACGGCGCCCTCCTGGACCTGGCCGGCCTCGATCGCCTGCCGGGCCGCTTCCATCGCGCCCTTGTGCAAGGCCGTCATCGCTTCGGTTCGACCGATGGCCTCGCCCCTGTAGCGGAGGGCCCTGTTTCGATAGGCCGCGACCATCTTCGCCAGTGCCTCGGCCGGGATTGGCTTCTCCTCGCGGATCGCCTTCTCGATGGTGCGATCGAACCGCTTGTCGCGGAGCGTCATCGCCGTGGCTGCGCGCATCTCGGTCGGGTTGCCTGAGGCAAGCCGAGCTTGAAATGACCGCACCCACTGCTCCTGGCTCGAGGTAAGCCCGAGGATGCCGCCCTCTCGCTTGCCAGTCGCCGCATTCACGCGGCCTGCGATGTTGAGCGCCACGGTGCGCGGGTTCTCGCTAGCTTCCATGCTGGCAGTGAGCACCTGCCGCACCATCTCGCGTTGATCCGCGATGATCTCGGTGATCAGCCTCGATGAGTGACGGCGAAGATCGTCCTCGGCACGCTGGTTACGCACGTCGAAGCGGATGTCGATGCGGTGGCCCGAAGGCTGCCGGAGCGGCGGAAGTCCCTTGGTTGTGAAGTCGCCCCCGTCTGCGTAGGCATCAGCGATGGCCTGATCGAGGTCACGGAAGGCCAGGGGGTCGAGCCCGACGGCACGCAGGGCACCGTCGACATCGCCCTTCTCCAGCAATTCCCCGACCAGCCCGATCTGAACGTCATCCCTGAGCTGATAGACAGCATCGAGGAAAGCCTTCTGCAGACGCGGCCGCCAGCCTTCGACGAGCTGGTCGAAGCGATTGGCATCCATTCAGCGGCTCGCTCTCAACGTCCACGTCGCCTTGGCCGGGTCCGTCGATACGGCGGGCTGTCCTCTGCCTTCCGGAACAACGGTGAAGGTCTCGTCCCGGACGGTGATCCGATCGCCCGGAGCCGGCTCGACGATAAGGGTCGATGCCAGAACCAGAACCTTGCAGTCACCTGCGTTGACCAGACCGCCAGCCAGATAGCTTGATGCCCACTCGTCATTGATCGCCTTGCATGGATAAGACGTCGTCGTGACGGCGCCGGGCTCCCATGGGGTCGCCGGATCAGGAGCGCCGACGGTTTCTCGCGTCAGCACGGCGTCGAGGAAATCGTCACCCAGCGCGTCCGCGATGAGGTCGGGGATGTCGTCGAGAAAGGACATCAGCCACGAACCGCTCTTGCCGTGTAGGCGCTCTGCGCGCCGAGAAGTCCCGACAGAATGCCGTCGATCGTGCTGAACACGGTGCCGGCCGTGGCGCCCGCCGCATATTCGACCTCGACCGATACGGCCTTGACGCGCTTGATGGCACCGCCGCGCTTCAGGTCGGGCGAGAGGTTGCCCGGCTTGGCGAGTTCGCGCACCGCGGCCTCAGATGTCGCTGTGATCATCTCCGCCGGTATCTCATTGGACGCGATGGCATTGCAGTCCGCATCCTCGGCCCCGGCGCGAGGCCATGCCAGCGCCTGCGCTCGTCTTTTGAGCCGGGCGCCTGAGAAGCGCGGCGCATATGTCGCGTCGATCCAGGCGGTTGCCCGGCGCAGTGCGGCTTCCGCTGCCTCTGCAGGAGCGGCTTGGAAGGTCAGGCCCCGCGCAGAAGCATAGGCGACGGCATCCGCAACGGAGACGTAGCTCTCCGCATCGGCGCGTCCCGTGCCATCCTCGACAATGAGCGTCATCGGCGGTCCTCGATCGGAACGAGCCGGGAGCTCTTCGTCCCCGGCCCTCAACATTGGCGCGACTTACGCCTTGCGACGCTGGAATTCGGCTTCGATGACTTCGCGGGCATCCGCCGCGTTCAGGTCGTCGCGGCCGGAGATCTGCTGACCGAGCACAACCTGCTGCTTCCAGTGCAGAGCGGACCAATCCTCGGGGATGTCGACATCGCTCTTGATCCCGCCGGGCTTGTCCGGGAGCCCAGCCGCCTCGCGGATCTCGGCCGCTGACTTTCCAACGAAGGCGCCGTGGTTGTGCTCGAACTCCGTTGCGTCCTTGTCCGGGAACCGGATGTCCGTCGGCGTCGGCTCGGAGAAGGTGCCGCTCGGATTGCGATCGGCGCCAGCGACGGCGGGCGAAGGCGTGACGCCGCGGTTGGCTTCCGCTGTGCGCTTGATCTCAAGTTCCCGCAGCGTCTTCCGCTCCTCGTCGGTCAGACCATCGGCGACCCGCTGATCGCCATCATGGAGCTCGTGCTTCTCGGGATCGAAATCGGTGCGGTTGATGATCGCGTAGTCGCCGTCGCCGTGCTTGATCTTCACAGTTTCAATGTCGCCCATGGCGGTTCTCCATATGCCCGTGAGATGAACGACGCCGGCTCAAGGCAGGCGCCGAACGACCCGCAAAAGCGGTGTGAGTGATCACCCGAGAAGCAGGGCGATGTGCTCGGATTTCACGATGCCGACGCCCCAGGCGAGACCGACCTCGTAGCGCATGCGGCGATACTCACGGTACAGCCGGATCTCGAACGAGATGCCCGAGACAGGGTCGGTAACCATCTGCATGTCTTCCGCGCTATCGCCGCCATCAGGGGCGGCAGGGGCGCGTGCCGCCAGCACCAAGGCGTTCTCGGTGAACGCTACATTGTCGGTGAAGTTGTTGCCGACGGTGATCGCTGTATTGTCGGCTGCGGCGGAGAGAAGCCCAGGCGCGTTGAGCGTGAGCAGCGTCGGGGTGGCTGACGCGACGACATACTTGTTGCTGTCGCCGGCGAAAGTGACGATGTCGCCGGCATTGATCGTACCCGAGCCGGTGTCAACCGCGATGGCCGTGGAGCCAACTGAATAGCCCGCGCCATTGTTGACCAAGTAGCCCGAGCCGCCTCCCTTGGTCACGAGACCGACGCCCGCGCTGTATCCAAGGCCGAAGCCCATGACTTCGGTCAGGACGCGGCGACGGAGAAACTCATCCGTATTCGCCTCGTTCGCCTTGAACAGGACGGACTGCTTGCCCTCGAGATTGAAGCGCGCCGCGGACCCCACGATCAGGTGGCGGCCGAACTGCGGGGCGCCGTTGGTGTCGAGGATCTGGTTGATGCCCGCGAAGTCGGTGAAGTCGCCGGCGGTACCAAAGGGTGCCGTACCGGCTGTGCCATAAGCGCGGGAAGCCGCCCTGTAGGCCGTGGTGACGAGATCGACCTCAACCTGGTTTGCGAGCCAGCGGAACGCCTGAGCGAACTGATCACCGAGGATCTTGTTGTACTGACCGCCCGGACCGATGGCCCGCTGCTCCTCGCCGTTCCACCGAACGGGCGAGTATTTCGACTTTGAGATGGCAACGGTCTTCGAGCCGATGGTGGCGTCCCCGTCATCCGGCGGCACCGAAGCAGGCGTGATGTTCCCGCCGGTCGCAGCAGGGACAACCGGCACCGTGACAGTCTGACCCACGGCGGCGCGCTCCATGGTGGCGTCGCGCTGGACGGCCGGGATCGCGCCGATGAGTTCACGAGAAACGAGGTCAAGGCCGGCAAAGATGCTCGGCAGAACGGCCGTGATGGTGTTGGCCATGGCCAAACCCTTTCATGAGGAGAGGATGTGTATGGAGCGATTGGGCCATCCAGCCCGAGCGCCTCTCCCCATCCGGGGTTCGGCCGGTTGCGCCTTGGTGCGCCGGTGCGCAGCCGGCTTTCGTCAGTCGACGATCTGGGTCTGGCCGCCCTGCATCGTCTTCATCTGATCCGCGGGCGAGAGCTTATTGAACTCGTCCCGTCGCAGCGTCTTTCCGCCCGCCGGGCCGGTGACGCCGCCGCGCGAGCCGCCGCCATTGCCGCCGGATCCCTTCAGGATGTTGTCCTTGTAGCCGTACCCATCGACGAGCATCTCGAGGGCCTCGTCGAACTCGGCCAGTTCGCCGGGCTTGGCCCTCGAATAGAGCTTGTTCCCGGCGGCGTCGTGACCGACGATCTTGCCATCCTCGATCTTGAACCGGGTACCGAACATCGCCTGGATCATGTCGCCAGGCACAGCGACCTTGTCAGATATGAACTTGGACCGCGAGAACGCTCCGCCAACCTTCTCCGCGTAGAGGCCATCGGTGAGCTGCTGATTGGCCGCCTCGAGCTCCTTGATGCGCTCGCCACTTGCCTTCGCTGCAGCCTCGACCTGATCCTTGGCTGCTTTCGCTGCCGCGTCCTTGATCTCCTGAACCTTACCGGCCGTCACCAGTTGGCCCTGATCGAGATTGCGGATGGTCTCAAGGGCCTTGCGAGCGGCGTCGCCATCCTCGATGCCTTCGAAGGCTTTGAGCTTACCCTCGGCGGCCTCCTTGGCCTCACGATGGCCCCTCGCCTCCCCATTGAGCCGGGAGATCGTGGCCACGGTCGCGGGCGCGTCGAACGCGATCTCCTTGCCATCGTCCGTCACATAGACAGGCTTGCCGTCGCTGACCACGGCGTGGCCTGCGTCATCGAGTTTCAGTTTCATGGGAGTTCCTTCGGGCATCCGCCCGGCTGGGGTGGGCTATCAGGCCCATTCACCCGCGCGCATCCGCTACGCGGGCAGATTCGATGGATCATCAACAGGAAGGCCGGTGATCGGGTCGATCTCTTGTTCCGGCTCCAGCCCCTGCAGCTCCTCGGCGATCCGGAGTTCTTCCTGATCAGGATCGAAGTCGCTCGGAAGCACATCGAACCGGCGGAGGCCGTCCCAATAGGTGAGCTGGGAGATATCTTTGGCCTTGCGGGCCGTTGCCAGGGCGGTGAGCGGCGCCTGCGCAAAGGGCTCGACGCTGAAGTCAGTTGAAATGTCGAGTTCGACGGAGGCTTGCCGGCCGAGATAATCACAAGCGATGACGAATGCTTGCTCCAATGCGTCCTTCAGGCCGATGACCCAGGCCTGCAAGACGGAGTGAGCCTTGGCCGTGTCGACGCTGGTCGCCGTTGCCGTTACGCCGCCAGCGCGCTGCACCATCGGCTGCATGCCGAGCCGGCGCATATCCTCAGTGATCGACCCTACATGAGACGCGACCTGCTCAATCAGAGCAGCATCAGGCTGAATGAACTGCCACGACGTCTGCACGCCCTCGACTGCCGGCGCGAAAAGGATCGATCGGGGGCCGACCTTGATGTCCCCCTCCGGCTTGCTGAAGCCGTTTGCCGACAGCATCGGGAACCCGGCGAAGTTCAGGATTTCATCTTGTCGGGACAGAGCTTGGAACAGCTCGATCTGCAGGTCGGCGAGATCCTTTAGCGGTGGCTTGTTGAGGTAATCGCCGCGGCGCTCGCCGGTGAAGAACAGCACCAGCGGGACATAGGAGAGGCTCGTCTCCCCGTACTGATACTTGAACCAGTTCCCTTGATCGTCGGCGCGCCAAACCTGCCAGATGCCGGGCTCAAGCACCCTCACCTGATTGATTGTCGTCTCGGCAAAACCGCTACGCTCGGTGACGCACTCGCGGATCCTGGCATGAACCGGGACGAGCCGACCCCCGATGACTTCGAAATAAACCGCGATAAGGTCGATCGCCTGGATGTGCACGAAGTAGGGTCGTGCTCCCGCTGCCTTCTCATCCGCCCTTGTTGCGTTCGGCGGCATCGGCGGATGATCGATCAGGATGCCGTGCAGCCCGTCCGCGATTCCGTCCGCGAAGACATCACGCGCAAAGATCGTGATGCTGTTTCCGCGAGTGTCGACATCTTCGACGAGCGACTTCAGATCGAAGTCATCCGCTCCCCTCACTCCGATGTCGCGTGAGAAGGGCTTGGAGACGAGAGCGGCCAAGGCGTCGTTGAACTCGGGCCGCCACGGTGCCGTTGCCTTCCGCCGCGCATAGTCCTCGGTCGATTCAGCCTCGTATTTCGGCAGGTAGGCGACGCCTTTCCCCCGCACCGCGGATGCCCCGGCGCGAATATCGGAGATCATGGCCCAGGCCCCGCAGAGAGCCTGATACGCGCCACTCTCGTCGTTCGGGCTCGGCGTTTTCGGATCGGCCATCAACGCCTCGTGGAATAGGAGGAGACAACAGGCGCTGGCGCCGCAGGCTTCAACATCAGTTCTGTCAGGGCCCAGACGAGCGCGTCTAGACGGTCCGGCGATGGCATGCCCGAGAGCGGCTCCCAGTTAACCATCTGGTCCTCGAGGTCTGGAAGCGGCTTCCAATGGGTGACTTTGCCCTGCTCATAGAGAGCGGCGACCGGCTCGGCCCGCGCTGCCTTCCCTCGGGATGCGTGCACGATGGTGACTGGCACGCGAGGATCCACTGTGCGAATGGCGTGCGCCACGAGATCGCCGCCCTGGTTGCCCTCGGCAACGATCCTGTCAGCCCCCAAATCGCGAAAGAGCTCGATCGCTTTCTTTGCCCAATCGCCAGGGGAGCGGCGGCCAGACCGATCGGCGAGCACATAACCGCGATCATCGGTACCGAGCCCCGCCGCTACGATGCCCGTTTCTGCACTGTCTTCCTTGTCGGTCACTGCGGGATCGACGGCGACAACGACGCGCTTCATCTCAGGCAGCGGCTTCAAGAACCTCGCGGCTTCGACCATGGCTCGGGACCAGAGCGCGCCCTCGGCCTCTTCCATGATCTCGGCCTCGAGCTCCTGCCGGCCTAGCCGCGTGCCCTCGTATTTCGAGACGATCTTGTCGAGGAACACGGGAGCAAGATTGGCGCGATTATCGAAGGTCGAGCCCCGCGTGATCACCGTGCCAGTCGACTTCATGATCTCGCGCAGGATCCGCAGCGGCTTCGGCGTCGTCGTAATCGTGACCTGCGGCGCGTCGCCGAGACGAAGCCCGAACATGGCCATGTCCCAGGTCTCGCGCAGGTACTTCCACGCCGCGAGCTCGTCGCACCACATCGCTTCATGCTGCGGTCCGCGAAGTCTTTCAGGCTCTTCAGCCGAGAACAGCGTCGCAACCGCGCCATTTGCCCAGGTCAGCCGGCGCTTCGAGGGTTCGTAAATCGGGCGGCCGATCGGTTTCCGGTCGATCGTCCGATCGCCGCGCCAGCACACCGAGAGAAGCCCACTCTCACCCTCAACCATGACATCGCGAGCATCCGAGGCCGTCGGCGCTATCAAGGCGACACGGCCACACCCCGCCAAGACCTTCTCGCGCACCCATTCGGCTCCGGTGCGAGTCTTGCCGAACCCGCGGCCGGCTAGAACCAGCCATGTCTGCCAGTCTCCTGGCGGGGCCACTTGCTGCGGCCGCGCCCAGAGGCGCCAGTCGACAAGGATGGCCTCGGCTTGCTCGTTACTCAGACCCTGAATGACCGCCAGCCGGTCCGCCTCGGGCAGCGAGGCGAGCGATCCGATCAGCGAGTGCGTCACGCGCGGTCACATCCCTTGTTTCGATAGGACCGCCGCCGGCGCCGGTATGCTCCACCGCGGCGAGGCGAGGATGGACGTAGGGAGCAGCATCACGGGCCGCGGCGCGAGCTGCGGATCTTGCCGACGTCACCTTGGCGATATCGGCTTCTCTGCCCTTGGCTGCCTCAGTCTCGGCGATCTCATGGTGGTGCCGCATATCGGCCAGTATGACGTCGAGTGGAGTGGCACCGGACGCTCTCACCTCGGCCTGCCGCTTCTGCGTGGCCTTATTCGGCTCACCCTTCTTGCGCCCCGCCCCTGGTCTATTGCCGCCGCGCGACATGTTTGATTACCTGATGCTCGCTTTGATTGTTTTTCAAATGGAGGTCTGCTTTGCCTGACCAGCGTCAGGCAAAGTGCCTACGCGCATCAAGAACATGGATGCGGCATGTGCCGGAATCGCTGAGAGGTGGAGCAATATACCGCCACCGAAAAGGCAATTCTCTAGCAGCCGGTCGCACCGTCCGTGCTGCTTGGCGCTGGGGATGGCCGGGCTTGCTTTGGAGTAGGTGACGATTGCAACGTTTGCAGGTCGGTAGCTCACAGAGCGCATGCTGCCGGCCGCCCCGACCGATCGGCGATGGCTTCGAGAGTTCGCCCTGGGCATGTTGTCGGAGCCGCCTCGAACTCTAGATTTCACCCTTTCGAGACAACGCCACAGCAGCTACTGCGTCGTCGGGCAGGTTCATTGGCCCTTTTAGTTCCTTATTGGCGTTTTCCGCAGACAGAACCACCAACTTCGAGACATCGTGGCCAGCGTCTTTCGCGGCCTTTTCAATTGTCTTTCCAGTTGCCAATGCATCGACCAGAGACTGCCCCGGTGAGGGCCAAGCATAGACAGTCAGCCCTTTGCCCCCGGCTGCGGCATCACCCTTGGGGGGAGCTTTGTCATTTGCGTAAAGCGTACCAATCGCCGACGTGACGATGTCCCGGTCTATCGTGGGGTTATTCGTATCGCGAGGTAGAGCGATGGCAACGAACGACTTGCCAGTCTCGTTGCTCGTGATTGAGGTCCCGCTTGCTGATGCAACCATTCTCGGAGAACTGGCATAGGCAAAATACGCCCAGCCGAGACTTGATATCATCATCAGCGCGCCAACAGACACTCCCAAGGAACTAATTTCAACCGCCCCCGCCTTAAGTTCTAGCGACCGCATAGTGCGCTTCAACCCGGCGCCGTTCGTGTAAAGCAGAAAGCCGAGATAGGCGCAAAGAGCTCCGCCACAGATAAGCAGGGCGGCCAGCAATGCCCTGGCGACGATAAGCAGCGAAGCCGGATCCATGTTCTGAACCCCCACGATACCGCATCATACCTCCACTGCGTGCATGGAGCGTCAAGACCGCCCTTTGAGGTACTGCGGCGGAGACAGCCGGCGCAAGGCATGAATACTACCCCAAGACGTTGTTGGTAGATCGACAACCTGTCTCGCCTCTGCGATACTTCAATCGCCTTCGGGAGGGGCTATCCAATGACCAGATTGCTTTCAATAGCGTCCGTCGCGCTAGTAGCGGGCGTCGGCTTCAGCTCACTTAGTTGCGCAGAAACGATCAGCCTGACGAAGCCTAACGGACAGCAAGTTCAGATCGACGCTACGCTGGTTTTGCGCATCAGAGCGGCGATATTGTCCGCCGACGAATCTCTACCTCACGTGCCAGGTGCGATCGGCAAGACCAGAGTTGATTGGGCACAGACGAATCAAGTCAAGGAAGAGGCGGCTACAGTTGCTAAGGTTGTTGTGACGAGCCTACCAACCTTGACACAATTGACGCTGCCAGACGGCGACCCGATTTGGCTTGACGGCCGGAAGTCATCGGGACCGACATTCGTTCCGTCTACCGACAAAATGGCGGGAGTGAAGTCGGCACTAATCATCGGTAACAAGCGGCAGCTGTTAGCCAACAGCCCCGAAGAAGTGGCCGCGGCGATTAAGGCCGCTGGCGGGGACGCACGCCCCATACCTTCGGCCAATATCGAAGCACTCACAGTTACGATCGAAGATTGGGACGCTCCACCGTTGAAATAAAGCGGGGACTAACCTTTGGCTCCGACCTGCGAGACCGACCGCGCCGGGGTGTTGAATCTTCGCCGGAGCTTGACTGCCCTGCATCTTGTTGGCCTCGGCGATGGCCGAGACGGCGACGCGGGGGTCGTCTTGACGGCGCTCTTCGCGATATTGGCGAGCATCGAAAGGCGGTCGGCGGCAGTCCACTCGGCCTTTTCGGCCACACGACCGACGATTTCCTCTTCACGCTCTCGGGGGATGATGGGATGGAAGGACGCATTCTCGCAGCTGCGGGCAAGGCCGCTGGCCTAGCAGGAATCTCCATTGGGGCGTTCCTGATAATTTTCCGGGACGTCCTAGCCACCAATTTCCTGCCAAAAAGCGGCCTTTCCCAGGTCCAAGCTTTCTCCGTCCTAATTTTCCTAATGATAGTGACATTCGGTATAGCTGGCGTTGGCGTAACTGCTTGGCTGATCGGCCGAACTTCAAAGAAAGTTCGGACGTCAGAATTGATTATTATATCACTTTTGCTTCTGTCAATATTAATAACCGCCGTATTGTTTTCAAACAAACAAACACAAAATGCAGAAGACGCTATAAGGTCTGCAGAAATGCACGAGAAAATTTTGAAGAATGCTGCCAAATTATCGCCCTTGACCAACTCCCAAGTCGCGAACTTAACTTCAAAATGTTCTTGGAGAAGCGATTATTTCTATGACACTTTTGCTCCTCAATATATTGAAAGCTGGCGTGATCGAACAAAATACCAGCCTGAGTTTGATTATTCTACCCTTGAGCGTGACCTCAATGGTCTAATCCCTCAGGGAAAAATAGACGCGGAAGAAAAAACAAAATGGATAGATGCAATAAACTGCCTCGAGGACGAGATTAGAGATCTTGTCGGTCCTGACACCTAAAAATGGCTTGTTCAGCGGTGCCCCGTATCGTCGGGCTGGTGGTTGCGGTGGCAGGGTTTGAACCTGCATCCTACGGGGTATGTTGCCTGGCGAGCTACGGGACTGCTGCACGCGACAGAAAGATCTAGGCGGCCAACTCGTCCTCAACCCGCTCCAGCTTTGCGCGGCGGCGGCGCTCCTGCTCCTTGCGACGGTCGGCGTTTGTCTTGGCGAGCCAGCGCTCGAATGCTTCGGGATCATCCGGTAGCCCGGCGCCAGGTCTGGCGTCTTCGGTCATGAAAGACCTCGGCGACGCGACTTCGGGCAGGCTATCGATTTGCACCCCGGTTATGCCCCCACGATTGGACACACGTCCATAGTCAGGATAACGCAAGTTAATCAAGGCCTTGCAGAGGCTTACCGCAATCCGTTCATAGATCAATCGGAGCAGCCGGTCGGCTGACCTGCGGACGACGCGGTTTTTCTTGCACCACGAGGCGAAAGACTGCTTCCGCGCCTCACAGACGGCCCGAGCCCAGACGATTTGTCGAGACCGATCGTCGTCTACGAGGGCCGACAACCATGCCTGTGCTTCATTGGCGCGAGAGATGTGCGCCGCGGTCGGAACGTAGCGCGTCTTGACGGCCGTGTAGCCGTAGGCGTCGCCCTTCTCCTGAGCGAAGACGGGCCAGCAGCTCTTGGGCGCGCCCGGGCCGATCCGTCCGGCGACGATGTGATCCATGGTGTCGGCCGCCTCAACGAGGCGCTCGCGGACCAGCATTGCATTCCAGTTCGTCACAGAAGCTCTCCTTGCGGCGCGGGATTGAGAAGGGATCGAAGGGCGATGACCAGGATCATGTAGATCCGGGATCGCTTGGAGAACCGGCGGCCGGCCATGGCATCCCGCCGGATCACGGCAAGGTCGATGGCGTCGAAGGCAGCCATGAAGTCCCCTGCCCGCGCTTCCGCCCATTCGGGGAAATCGAGGACCACGTCGGACACCGCTAGTATGGTTTCGGACCAGAGCTCGGCGGTGTTGTTGCGCGACCAGAGGATGGCCTTCAGCACGAACAGTAAGTGTCCCTCGCCATGCTTCAGCACGATCCGCCGCATGACCTGCCGGGCATGGGTCTGCCGCGGGCGCCGGCGGCGCCGGTAGGGCACGATCTTGATGCCGAGTTGGTCGCAGAGGCGATCGATCTTGGACACGTCAGGCGGGCACTTTCAGATACCAGCCCTTGGCGCGGATATTGACGATCTCGGCACCGAGCGGGCCGATCGTCTTCCGGGCCGCAGTGATGTGGGAGCGGAGGGTGACTGCCTCCATGGGCTTGCGCCAACCCGCCAGCCGGGCAATGAGCAGGTCGAGCGCTACCGGCTGCGGCGCGTCAGCAGCGAGGCAATGGATGAGCTCGGCAACAGTCGGCGTCGTCTGGACAGACATTTCGCCGATCCGCACCGTGTTCGTCGGCAAATCGACCGCCACGCGGGGGTTGCTCATAGTTCGAGCCCCTGCTGCCCGCCGCGCCAATCGTCGACGAGGCTGGCAAAGCGGGTGTAGCGCGCCTCGCGCTTGATTTCCTGGCTGTTGCCGCCGGGGCCGAACCGGGCCTTGAGCCCCACGATCTCGGCGAGGTCCTTCGCCAAGGCGGCTCGCGCGCGGATTTCGTCCTTCCGCTTGTCGGTGCGAGCCATCGCAAGCAGGTGGCTGGTCCACTGCTCCTCGACATAAAGGGCGATGAGGCCGTCGAGGTTCTCCAGCGCGCCGGCGCCGCCATAGCAGTCCGACCGGACCGGGCGGGGATTGTCCCGCCCCCCGCCGTCGCTGTTGCGCTGCATCAGCAGCAGCCCGGCGTTTTCCGTCTCCTGCATCAGCGCTTTCAGGTCGCCATAGACCTGATTGACGCCCTCCGCCAGCATGGCCCGGCGGTCGGTGAACCCGACCCGCTTGGCGTGATCAATGATGACTAACCCCTTCCCGAACTGGCGATTGAAGGCGCGGACCCACATGGAAATCTCGGCCGTCGTTGGCCGCCCCATCTTGCGAACCTGCAGGGGGCGCTTCGAGAGGTCGTTGATGACCGCGATGCTGGCCGCCACCTCCTGCTCACTGGCGCGGCCCTTTCGGAGATCGGACGATTGCACCGAGGCGCGCTGTGAGGCGATTTGGCGATAGACCTCGGCGGGCTTCTGATCACCAGAGAGGAAGAGGACCGGAACGCCTTTGCGAAGCGCGTGTTCGGCCTGCTGCAGAGCGAAGCTCGTCTTGCCGCCGCCGCTGTCGGCGAGAAGTCCGACAAGCCAACCATATTCGAGATCATCGCCAAGCACGGCACCGATCTCGGACAGGAACCACGGCACCGCATCACTCGCCTGGCGCTGATAGGCGTGGCTGATCTCGTTGATCGCCTGCTGTGCTGGGTCGATATCCTCAACCGGCTTATGACGGCCGGCGGCCTCCGAAAACGCCTCCTCGCAATCCTTGAGGATGGCCTCGATCTTTGCGATCGGGCTCGCGGCCATCGCCATTTCGCGGATGTCTTCCGCGGCGCGGATCATCGCGCGGCGGATCGCCAGCGCCCGGATGCCCTGGGCATAATCGACCGCATTCATCGGCAGTCCGGCTTCGGACATCAGGTGGATCAGGTATTCGATGAGCGTCCAATGCTCGACCCGGATCGACGGATCAAATGCCCCCTTGAGCGTAACCGGGTTTGCCGGCCGCCCCTGGGCAATGAGCGCTGCCGACGCGCGCCAGATGTCCTTGTGGATCTGCAGGAAGAAGTCATCGGCATCGACGAAGCCGGCGACGCGATCGAATATCGCCTGATCCCGCATGAGGCAGCCGATGAGCCCGATTTCGAGCTCAAGGTTCTGCGGCAAGGGCAGCGGTTCATCATAGGGCTGGAAGGGATGGACATTGCTCACGCCGCCCTCCTCTGCCCGGCAATCAGCGCCCGGACATCCATCGAATTGCCCTCGATCGCGACATGGCAGGCGATGCCGAAGGCGTCCGACTGATCCATGTTCTTGATCACGAAGCCGGCCCGCAGCCCGATCGAGCTCGCCCACATCTTCGTCTCGCGCTTGGACCAGCCGGCGCGGTCTTTCTCCGGCGTGCCGACAGGAGCGCGCGTGGCGACACCGCAGGTCTTGCGCCAGGTCGCCGGCGTCATCCGCTTCGGGGGCACGGTGCGGATATGGTAGCGGCGGCACATGGTGTATGCGGCGCCCTGCAGCGCCGGCAGGATCAGCATGGTGTGCGGGTTCGAGGCCAGCTCCTCGACCGTGCGGCTGGCGAAGAACTCATCCCTGATGACGCGCTTCTTCTTCGGCAGAGCGCGAAGCGGGGCCTCGATCCCGGCGAGATCAACCTTCAGCTTGCGGCTTCGCCAGTCTTTGAACAGCGCGTCGAGCTCGTCGGAGAGCGCATCGCAATTCTCGTTGAAATCCTCGCCGCGGCAGGTGAACGAGCCGAGCGTGACGCGCGGAAAGCGCGCCTCGCCCATTTCCTCGATCAGGCACCAACCCGTGTTTGCCGAGGAGAGATCGAGACCGAGGAAGTTCATGCCCCCTACTCCGTCGCGCGCGCCGCAACCTGGGCATCATCCGGCCAAGGGCCGCCAAAGGGCTCCTCGTCCTCGAGATTGGCCTGGGCGCTTTCGGCCTCGTCGCCGTCGATGACCTCCGTCTCCGATTCCTCAGCGGCCTGCAGCGCGAACACCAGCTTGCGCTCTTCGACGCCGCGGTAGTGACCTTCCAGCCAGCGCTGGCCGGCCGCGGTAGTGAGATCGTGCGGGTTGCGATCGGCGGGCTCGCCGAACCGGCCGGCGCGAAGTCCGTCGAGCTCGGCCTTCTCGTCAATCGGCGCGAGGTTCGGGGCAACCTCGAACAGATCAAGCTGCGACTTCTGCACGCCGATGCCGAGGATGTTCAGGTATTGGAGCAGCTTCGCGAGCTCGGCGGCGAACTCCTCCGCCTTGCCGGACTTCTGAATCTTCAGCGCGCGCTTGGCGGCGGCGAGGTTGATGCCCTTGCCTTCTGCTTTGGCATAGGTGGCGCGCATCGATCCGTTCGTGCTGGCGTGCTCCTCCTGCGCCCGGCGCATCTCAGACAGGAAGACCGTGATAAGGGCCTCCGGCGCCGGCATCGGCTGATTGTGTTCCTTAGGGGTCTCGACCGCGACATTCATGGGTTTGATCTCCTTGATCTGAGCGAGGCGGGCCTCGATGCGGCGGGAATCCTGGAGGTAGGCTTGGGAACGGTTGGCAATCATTCGGGTGCCCACATGACGAGATAGCCGGTCGGGATGTTCGTGCCGCTCTCGGCGAATGAGACGACCGGCAGGTCCTGCCAGCGTCCTTTCAATTCGCCGTGGTCGTACCAAGCAGTTGCCGGCAGCACGGTGACGAGCAGCCCGCCGGGCTTCAGGAAGCGCAGCGCGTGGCGGACGTGGTGCAGGTAGTGCCGGCCATAGAACCGCGGGTTCATCACCACGCGGTCGAAAGTCGGTTCGGCAGGCTGCTCCAAGAAATTGGAGGTGACGACCGAAAGCCCACTCTGGCGCGCCTTTTCCGCGCGGCCGGGGTGCACCTCAATCCCGACGACGGAATGGCCGCGCTTGCTGATCGCGCGCATGATGCGACCGTCCCCACAGGACGGCTCAAGCACACGCAGAGGCGCCGGCTGATCGCGCCAGCCATTCCTCAGGCCGGGAAGGTCCGGGATGCTGGCCGCCTCGACGATCTCGGCAATCACGGCCTGCGGCGTCGGGTAGAACTGCAGATCCTTGGCGACCGCAGTCGACGGCTTGCGGCTCGGCTCCTCACCCTCGGCATCGGGGAGCACCTCGCCATAGAACTCGGCGAGCGCGCGGTTGATATCGAGCAACAGGTCAGGCCCGAAAATGACGTGCGCGTTGCCATTGACGAACTTGCGGACGCGAAGCCCACGGATCTGGACCTCCCCCGCCTTGCTTCCGGACGTGTAGCTGTGAAGCGCGTCGAGCGCGGCGAACTCGTCGTGGGCGATCAAGGGCTGTGCCTGATACGCGGCAAGAGCGTTCAAGAGATCGCGAAGCCGGTCTCGGCCATATGAGCCCCAACCGCCGACCGATTGGAGAATGACTCGCTTCGGAAGCCCGGCGACGCCGATCTTGACCTTGGAGTGCGACTTGTAGGCCGGGTCCAAGTCGACAAAGACCTCGGCAAGCCCCTTCAGCAGATGGAACCGAGTGCGGAGCAGGTAATCGCCGAACGTCAACACGACGTTCTCGCGCGTCAGCGGTGGCGGATTGGCAATATCGACTTCCCACTTTCGCTTGTCGTTCGCCGACGCGATGAGATCAATGTTCAGGCGCGTGTGGATCGCCTTCCAAGCGGACACCAGAAGCGCGCGATGGGCCGCCTTCTCGTCCACCGACGGCTTGCCGCGCCACCAGATGTCGCCGCCATAGGTGCCGCCGACACAGGTTGCCATTTCGAGCCTGCCGGCGGCTTCTCCGAGCGAGCGGATTTCTTGGTCGAGCACAGCGCTTTTCGCGTCGTATTCCTCGATCATGTCGGAGATCGTGCGCTGCAGCGCCGGAGCGTTCATGCGGCACCCTCAAGCGACGCGGTTGGCGGGGCGGGATAATCCCGGCGGGCCCTTGAGACCTCGCCGCGCGCGGTGGCCTCGGCAATTTTGCGAGGCAGACCGCCGTCGAATTCCATGATGGCGGCGCGCTCGTCATAGAGGGCTTGCCAGTCCTCGGCGGTCCATGGGGCTTGGCCTGCAGCGCTCATGCCGCGCCTCCCTCGATGACCTTGTCGAGCGCGGTCCCGAGCGCGGCGAGGCGCTCCATGGCGGCTAGAGTGAGACGGCGAACCTCGACAGCCTCGGCAAGATCGATGCTGCCGTCAGCCAGAGCTTCCGAAAAAGCGACCTCGACCTTGGCGCCGCCGTTCAAAACGCCTGCGAGATGCCCTAGCCAATGGGCAGTGCCAACGCCGGTCGGGATCGGAACGAGAAGATGGCCGGTCAGCTCGGCGAGCGCCCGCGTGATGACGGGCTCGCCGCAATGCGCCTCAAGGTCGGCGATAGCATCGGCTGGGATAAACGTCCCCTCGTGCTCCTCGCCCGTCGAATAGTATTTCGAGACGGTCGACTTCTGGACCCGCGTGACCTCGTCAGAGACGAAGGTCGGGCCACCACAACGGTCAACGAGTGCCTTGGTAGCGGCCTTGATGGCCCAATAGTCATTCCGGGGCAGCGTTCGCATGTTCATGACACGGCTCCGCTCGCGGTTTCATCGACGGCGCGTGCGCTACGGCGCACATGTCGAGGCGAAGCAATGCGGCGCCGCTCCGGGGAGGAGCTCGCAGCGGCGCCATCACACCGGGACGCGGGGACATCAACCGGCATGAACGCAACGGAATTGACCGCAAGGGTCGAGGTATTGGAGGCGGTCGTCGTCGAACTCGCAGCGGCGCTTTCGCCCATGGCAGCGGAGGAGATCGCAGGGAGGCTGACGGGCATCGCCGGGGCCGGCGACATCGACGCCGAGTTGGCGGAATGGCTTGCCGAGGATCTGGTTCGGCAGGATGACGACTTCGGGCAGGCCGCGATCATCCGTGTCGACTTCCGCGCGAAACGGCGAAGAGCCTTGTTCGGCCCGGTCGAGGAGACGATGGCGGATGCCGTCGTCATTGCCCTGGCCCCACCACAGGGATGAGCATCAGCAGCGCGAGGCAAATGCCGGCGATGAGCGTGGCTCCGACGATGCTCAGTTCGTCGAAGGTCCAGCCGCCATCCATGTCGGCGCGGCGCTGCGAGCTAACGTCGGGGCCGAAGTTGTTCATGCTGCGGCATCGGATTCTGCCGACAGCACCGCCTCAATACGCTCAAGTGTCTTGAGGCTAATGGTGCCGCCATCTCTAAGCCGGGCGACCAGCTTTCCGTCGTTCACAGCGACCCGGCCAAAAGTGCTCTCGGCCATGCCGCGCTCGCGACAGTGGAGGGTGATCCGATCGAGAATTTCCTGGGTGCTGGTCATGATGTCAACGACCATAATGGGCAATCGCCCATTCGTCAATGGGCTATAACCCAAGTGACGTTTCCCATCTCCGTGGGCATGATCCCACGCATGAACGAGGATTGGAAAAAACGACTCCGCAGGTTGATTGACGAGCGAAAGCTCTCAATGAAGTCAGCGTCTTTGAACGCTGACCTTGGCGAGACGTTCGTTCGAGACATTCTGGAGCGTGAGCGAGACCCCAGCGTTGGCAAGCTCACTAAGCTCGCCGAAACGCTTGGCCTCTCGATCGGCGAATTGCTCGACGGTGTCGGCATGTCGCCGGATCACGAGCAAGAAATTCCTGAACTGGTCCGTGTTTCGAATGACGAGATCTTCGACGACGACCCTGACTTCGTTGTCGACGACAACCACCATGCAGCGCATAGGGCATTAAAGAGAAAGCTCCGTCCGGGAGAAGTCATCGAGCGGGATGCTCGCGGAGGGATGGGGACAGGCGGACATGCCAGCGTCATTACCGCCGACGGGGTGACCGTAGATGCCGTGAGTGCGACATGGACATTCCCGGTGGCATTTCTTCACGCCGAGCTGCGGGCTCGAGAGGCAGACGTGGATATTATACCGGTCGACGGTGATTCCATGATCCCTACGCTGCTGCCCGGCGATCGGGTTATGATCCAGCGCTCGGCGACCCGCCCCTCTCCTGACGGCCTCTTTGCAATCGACGATGGCATTGGCGTTTCGGTAAAGCGCCTCCAGATCGTTCGCGGTAGTGACCCGTTGATGGTCAGGATCATCTCTGACAATCCGCAGCACTCGACCGACACGATATTGGCCGAAAGCCTCAAGGTACTCGGACGGGTCATCTGCAAGGTGACGCGCCTATGAGCGCAGCCCCAGCCACCATCCACGTCGTCGTTTCATTCAGCCAGGTCGATGACGAAATCGCCGCCGACCCGCCGCAGCAGGCACCGACAGCGAGCGCCGCGATTTCGCGCGCGAAGGCTCTCGCCCCGAAACATGCCGGCGTCATCGCCTGGTCGCGAACGCTGGACCCGGATACCGGCGACTATAGCGATCCGGTCGAGCTGATCAGGCTCGGAACGATCCCGGATTGGTTCGATGAGACGGGGGATGCTGGGGGATGAGTGGGTGGCCGGGGCGCCGGAGGGCGGGATGATGAAGCGGCAAGAATCTTTGATGTCCGCTTACTCGCGAAAACAGGCGTTACCGAGTTCATCGCATTTTCAGGGGCGTCAGGTAATTTGACGCGTCAGAGCGGCATAGAGGCGGGGCGTGTCATCGCCTTTTTGGCGATCGTTTTTCTGCATTCATACCCGAACATCGATCCGAGCCCTGCGACGCTACTGCTTTGGGATCAACTGCCGCGTTTCGCTGTGCCGTTCTTTTTCATTACCTCCGGGTATTTCCTTTGGCCTAGAGTCAATTCCCTCGCGCGCGTTTGCCGGATCGTTCTGCGTATCCTGATAATTTTCTTGTTCTGGGTGATCGCATATAACCTTACGTCACCAGAAAATCTGGTCCCCCGGGGTTGGTGGAACACGTTTTTGGGCGGAGGCGTAGGATTTCAACTCTGGTTTCTCTCCGCGTTGGCTATCGCGGTTCTGTTGAGTTGGGCTCTGGTCCGAATTTTCGGTCTTTCAATCGCCGTACTATGTGGCGCGGCACTTTTTGTGATCGGCACTTTAATTGGGCCTTATCACATACCGCTTGGTTTTCCGACTTTTGGCTTTATCGTGCGCAGCGGGCCGTTCTTCGGGTTTCCCTTCGTCGCGCTTGGAATGCTGTTTGCGCGCTGCAACGTCCAAGTAAGGCCCATCCTGGGCCTGTCCATATTCATTTTCGGGGCCGCCGCGCAGGTGATCGAATGCTACGAGGTCAGAGGCATCGATCTTGGTCAGAGCGGAGACTTTTTCTTTTCGACCGCGATTTACGGAGCCGGCGCGTTTTTGTTCTTTTCGTCCCTGGAAGGCAAAGCAGCCACCAGTATAGGACGGTTCGGGAAGTACGTCTTAGGAGCCTACGTCATCCACGTTGCCATTATTCTATGGCTGGTGAAATCAGGATACTACGGCGTTATCGGTTGGCTGGCATTTGTCGCTTTGACCTTCATCTATTCCATGACTTTTTCCGTCGTGGCGTCGAAAGTCCCGATCATAAAGCGCCTGGTCCAATGAAGGGATAGCGGCCCGTCAGGCGTCGTTTACGGCGCCTCGCCAGCGCTAAGCTGGCCTGTCGCGGATTGAGGCCATTCCGCCGCCTTCACAGCTTCGACACCTGGTCGACCATGCAACCGATGATGCGGATGGAGGCGAGCTGACATGGTGTTGCGCCTACATAGTCCTGAAACACCTCAGACACCTGAGAGATAAGGACTCTTCTCGTTCATGACGATTGGTGTGGGAGGGTTCGGGCCAAAGAGCCCCCTACCCCCATGAGCCGAAGCCCTTGGAGGTTGGGGGTTCCGTGGCCTGTCCTGACGACCGGAGCCGGGATGGGACATAAGCCAGAGCGGTCTCTCGAAACGCCCGTCCTCAGTTTCCCCAGCCGCACCGTAGGACTTTCGAGCCCCGCGCGATCCGCCCTCACTGGGTAAGCCCCGACGCATGAAGCGCCTCGGCAGGGGTAGCGGATGGCGAGAACATATCGATCGACGAAATATTGGGCAATAGCCCATTTAACAGTTGACTGATGGGCAATCGCCCATTACATCTATCCCCATCAACCGCAGCCGCCACGGCGCAGCGATGAGGGGAACCGAGATGACCCGATACGACTACACCGCAGACATGACCGAGCACGGCAAGTTCGTGCTGCAGGTCGAAGCCGAGCTCGAGGTTCAGGTTTCGGCCGGTGCCGAGTTCGATCTGACTGTCACGGCCGTGTTCGTGAACGGCGTCGATCTCCTCCAGTCCAGCAACAGCGCGTTCGTCGCTCTAGGTATCGAGATTTCGTCCATGGCCGAGGTGGACGCGGCGTTCGTCTCGACCGTCATGGCGGGCGAGAACGTCGCCTTCATCGGCCGCGGCGCGCTCGACCCTGATGCCCGCTTTTCCTTCGCAGGAAGGGCCGCGTGATGGCGAACAGCATCCCCCACTATCGGGCCTATCTCGAAGCCCATGCGACGGCTGAGGCCCTCCTGATGGCTCATGCCAGCTCGGACCAAGGCAGCGTCGCTTTCCACGACAAGAGCGCCGAGCGGCACTTCCGCCAGCTCGCCGCCGAACTCGGCTTCCGCGTCGAGAAGCTTCCTGCCGTCACCGGCGAAACCGCAACTCGTGAGGCCGCGTGATGCTAACCTTCGCTTATCTCATCCTGTCGGGCCTCTCCGGTTTCTTCGGCCTTCTGATCGCGCTCCGCATCCCGGTCGACGCGCCTGATGACTATCGCGAGACCGTCAGCATCATCACGCTGGTGATGATCGCCATCGCGCTCTGTGCCGCCTTCGCCGGCGGGTATGGGGTGCAGTGATGCGGAACCTCACCGAGGCCCTCGGGGCCTATCGCGGGTCCCGTCCGCCCCTCGCCGCCCCGCCCATCAACGCGACCGGCGACCAGTCAGCAGACGAGATGCTCGCCGCCTATTTCGGCAAGCTCGTCAAGGTCGACAACCATCGTCGCCGCGTCGCCGACCTAGAGCGCTGGATCACGCAGCAGGAGGCGATCGGCGAGGAGTTCCATTTTGCCGAGCGCGCCGGGCGGAGCGATCCCGATGCCAGGCGGTCGCATGCGCTGATCCTTGGCGCGCTGATGACATGGCTTCGCGAGCTGCGCGGCATCGATCTCGACATGCTCGGCCAAGACATCATCGAAGGTCGGGTCACAGCATGAACCATGGCGACGCCGTCCTCTGGCTGTGCATCGGGCTTACCGCGCTCGCCTGCATCACGTGCCTCGCCATCGCGGCGCACCGGAGCTTCGGCGGCCGAAGCGCCGAGAGGTCCGAATACGACGAGTACTGGCGCCGCCCGGGCGGGCGCTGAGCGATCCCACAAGGAAATCCGACATGATCAACGCGATCAAGGCGCCGCTCGGCCTTATCGACACCGCCGGCTGCTACGCCGATCTCGATATCGAGCGCTATCACGGGCAATGCACCGAGGGGCCGAGCATTTCCTCGAGCGGGCTTCGCGAGATCTTCTCGAAAAGCCCCGCGCACTTTTGGGCGACGTCCAGCCTCAATCCAGACCGTGCAGAACCGGCCGACAAGGATGAACTGATCCTTGGCCGCGCAGCTCATCACCTGCTGTTGGGCGAACAAGGCTTCGATCGCCTCTTCGCAATCCGGCCTGACGCTTGGAAGGACTGGAGGACCGGCGCGGCGAAAGCTTGGCGGGCCGCTCAGATCGAAGTCGGCCGGACGGTCTTGTCGCCGGGTGAGATCGAGAGCATCCGCGGCATGCACGCCAGCCTAGCCGCGCATCCGCTGGTCGCCCGCGGAATCCTCGATGGCGCAATCGAGCAAAGCCTCATCTGGCAGGATACCGAAACGGGCATCTGGCTGAAGGCCCGCCCCGATGCGATCCCGACCAGCTCGGGCGACTTCGCTGACCTGAAAACCGCCGCGAGCGTAGCGCCAGAGGACCTGTCCCGCGCCGTCTCCGATCGCCGGTACGACATGCAGGCCGCGCTCGTGAAGTGGGCCGCGAAGGCTGTCCTCGATATCGACATGACGGACTTCGCGCTCGTCTTTGTTGAGAAGAGCCCGCCGCATTGCGTCGAGATCCGCGTGATCCGCCACGACGACATTGCCGAAGCGGAGACGGACCTCCGCGCCGCGCTCCAGCTGTTCGCCAAGTGCCTCAAGAACGGCCGTTGGCCCGGCCCCGGCGGCTCCCTTTCCGATCTCGCCCCGATCGGACTTTCCGAATTCGCGCGCCGCCGTGCTGCGGACCGCCGCGCCTTCATTCAGCAGGAGATTGCAGCGTGACCGACATCGCCACGACGACGCCGGCGCGCGAGCCGATCCAATCCTACAAGACTATCGAGATCGCGTCAGTCGGCGGCGGCGGCATGCTGCTGCCTCAGACCTTCGGCGACGTCGTCGCCTTCGCCGATCTCATGTCCCGGTCGCAGCACGCGATCCCCAAGCACCTGCGCGGAAACCCCGGCGCATGCATGGCCGTGACGATGCAGGCGCTTCGCTGGGAAATGGACCCGTTCGCGGTCGCGGCGAAGGCCTACAGCGTCAACGACATGATCGCCTATGAGGCGCAGCTCATCGCGGCCGTCGTCTACACCCGCGCACCGATCAAGCGCCGGCCTGATTATGCCTTCTCCGGTGCCGGAGCGGATCTCGTCTGCACGGTGACGTGCGAAATGCTCGATGGCTCGGTGAAGGTCTATGTCAGCCCGCGCGAAGGCGACATCAAGACGAAGAACTCGCCGCTCTGGAAGACTGACCCCCAGCAGCAGCTCGGCTACTACAGCATCCGGTCGTGGGCTCGCCGCTACACGCCGGAGGTTCTCCTCGGCGTTTATGCCCCCGACGAGCTGGAAGAGTACCGAGCTGACCGCGCTCGCGACGTGACGCCGTCCAACATGGCCGAGCGCCTCGCCGCAACCAAGGGCGAAGGCGGGTTCTCATCGGCGCGTGTCGAGACGGAAATCGCTGCGGCCGTCACGGGGAGCAAGACCAACACCGAAGCCCCTACGTCGCCCGGCGCGGATCAAGCCACCGCCCCCGCGGCAACAAGCCCCGCGACCGGAAAGGAATCGGATCAGGAAGCCCCCGAGGCAGGGGCTTCCGGGGCGGGGCAGGACCGAGACAGTAAGTCCACCGCCGCAACCCAACCGAACCTATCCGAGCCTCCCACCGGCGAGGATGGAAGAGCGGAGAGAGAGCCATCTGCTGCCCCTATGGCATCTCTCTCCGCTGATGATCGGGCGTTCCTCGGCAGGTTCGCCACCGCGCTCCGCCCTGGGCAATCACCGAAGGACCTCCTCGCCCTGCGCGAGAAGTTCGGCAAGGAGAACCCCGGCCGTCGCTATGCGGAGAACACCCCGGGGCACGCCGCGGTGCAGGCGATCTATGCCATCGAGACAAAGCGCGTCGTTGGCGAGATGAGCGTCGAAGACGCCGATGCTCGGATCGAGGGGCTGCTGACGTGAGGGCCGGAGCGATTGCTGGCCGTCGGATATCCGAGTGGATCGGTGCCACGCCCGACAGCCCGATCCCGGCTCGGGTTAGGGCGCGGGTCTTCCTGGCACATGGCGGCGTCTGCCACATCTCGGGCCGCAAGATCGCTCCAGGCGAAGCATGGGATTGCGATCATGTCGTTGCGCTGATCAACGGCGGCGAGAACCGGGAAAGCAACCTCGCTCCCGCCCTACGCGACAAGCATCGCGAGAAGACCGCCGGAGACGTCGCGATCAAGTCCAAGGTCGCACGGATCCGCGCGAAGCACCTCGGCATCTATCCGAAAGGCAAGCCGATACCTGGGCGCGGCTTCCAAAAGCGCGCCCGCACGGCGAGGGAGGCAGCAGTGTGACACCCAAGATCCTCGCTGCCGATCTGCTCTGCGGCGCTACACGGAGAGCCAAGTGAATGTGGCTCTACGTTCCCAGCCCCACGGGCTCGACGTCATCAGACCTTGCAAGTTTCGGGTTCGGGGATCGCGAAGTCTCGGCCTTGGTCGGCATCCGCTTTCCGAACTGCGTCCCGGCCAGGAAGGTCGGCGCACAGGGCAAGGGGCTGTTCCGCGAAGTCCATCTCGCCACCGGCCGCACCATGAAAGAGGCGATGGCATAGCCATGGGCGCATCGGTACCGGAAGCCGCCGAGCGGCATCGATTGGCCAGCGATGGACTGCGGCAATGAATGCAATCTCCAGCCACCTCTCACCCCCGGCCGGCATAGATCAGGGTGTTGCCCGCCTGATTGCCGCCCTTGCGCGCGAAGCCGCGCGTCGCGATCATCGCGCCGCCATCGCTCGAAACCCGAATGGACGACCAGATGACCAGAGCGGCGATCTACGCCCGGTTCTCCAGCGACCTGCAGAGCGACCATAGCGTCGACGATCAGATTGCACTCTGCCGAACCTACGCCGATCGGCATGGCTGGCACGTCGCTGCCGTCTTCGCCGATCGGGCGGCGTCCGGCTCTTCCGTGCATGGCCGCCCTGACTATGCGCGCATGCTGGGCCTCGCCTTTGAGGGCGGATTTGAGATCGTCCTGGCCGAAGATATGGACCGCTTCAGTCGCAATCTGGGCGACATCGCCCGCTTGCACGAGCGCATGGGCTTTCTCGGCCTCAAGCTGTGGACCGTCGCCGACGGCGAGATTTCCGACATGCATGTCGGCCTCAAGGGCACGATGTCGGCCATGTTCCTCAAGAACCTGGCCGCAAAGACGCGACGTGGCATGGCTGGCGTTGTCCGCAGCGGCCGGCACGCCGGAGGCCGCGCCTATGGCTACCACGCGGTGCCTGGTGAACCGGGCCGACTCGAGATCGTGCCAGATGAAGCCATCATCGTTCGCCGCATCTTCACGCTCTATCTCGAGGGACATTCCCCTCGGCAGATCGCGTCCATCCTCAATCAGCAGGGCGTGCCGCCGCCGCGCGGCAACTACTGGGCCGCATCGACGATCAACGGCAATCGGCAGCGCGGTCACGGGATCATCCTGAATCCGCTTTATGCGGGCGAGATCGTCTGGAACCGCGTTCGCATGGTGAAGGATCCTGACACTGGGCGCCGAATCTCGCGGGTCAATGCGGAGGCGGATTGGCAGAGGGCTGAAGCGCCACACCTCGCCATCATCGACAAAGCGACCTTCGATGCTGCCAACAACCGGAAGGCGTCCCGAGGCGGCGAGCGCCCTCATCTCCACCGGAAGGCGCGACACCTTCTGTCGGGCCTTCTGCGCTGCGGCTGCTGCGGCGCCGGCATGTCCGTGAAGGATCGAACGACGGGCGGCATACGGATCATGTGCACGCGCGCCAAGGAAGCCGACGCTTGCAGCAACCGACGCCCCTACCCTCTCGGCCGGATTGAGCGCGCCGTTGTAGGCGGCTTGCGCGAGCAACTCGCCGACGATAAGGCCATCAGATGGTACGTGAGCGTCTACAATGACGAGCGGCAGCGCCTTGCTGCTGCGACGATCCGATCGAGATCCGACTGCGAGCGGACACTTTCACGAATCGACTCGGACCTGCAGAGAATGACGGACCTCGCCATCCGCGGCGTCATCAGCGAGGCCGACGCCGTTCAGCGGCTGCCTGCCATGCGTGCTGAACGGGAGCGAGCTGCAGCGGACCTCGCTGCCACGGACGAGCCCCCGAATATCGTTGCTCTTCACTCAGGAACCGTCGCGGACTATCGCCGCAAACTGAGCCGCCTGGAGCAGGCAATCGCCGAAGGTGACGGCACCCTGGAAGCAGAGTCGAAGTCCGCGCTGCGCGATATGATCGAAACCGTCACGGTGCATCCACCCCAGGCCGGCACCGGGGACATCGAAATATCTGTTGCCGGACATCTCGCCAGCCTCACAAACCCGGCGGCAAAGCATCAGGGGGGGAATGGTGGTAGCGGGAGAGGGACTTGA